GGCTAATATGACTAAAGCGACACAAACTAGCCGTAAGACTCGGGTTTCGGCAACTCGAAAAAGAACATTTGAGGCACCTAACAAATTAAGTACGCCTCCAGCTCCTTCGGGAACTGAGTATATATGGGTGAGACATGAATTATTGAATCAACCAGATGATGCAAATGTTCATCAACGTTTACGCGAAAACTATGAAGTAGTTAAACCTGAGGAATTAGGAAAAGATTACATAGTTGACGTGATGACAACTGGCAAACACGCAGGTGCTGTTCGATCAGGTGATTTAATCTTGATGAAACAAGATGCTGATTACATGAAAGAAAAACGAGAGTACCACGAGGAACAAACCAGAAGGGCGGCTCAAGCTTATGGGCACGAATTAAAACGCGCTTCGGACAAAAGCATGCCAGTGGTAGATGAATCTACCTCCTCTGTTATAGGAGGACAAGCGGCAAAACCAAGCGCTAAATTTGAAGACTAGCACCGCGTTAGTCATACATTCTCATTTAGCACATAAGAAATAAAGGAGATATTTATGGCTTATGGTTTGGAACCTATTCGTCAAGCAAATGGTGGTACTATACGTAACAACAATTTTGTAGACGGAAACGGTTATCGCATCGCTGCTACTGCACCCACAGCTTATTTTGAGGGTGATACAGTTTCGCTATCTAGTGGTCTATTAGTACAAGACATTGGTTCAGGAGATCTGGGCGCAATCGTCGGTGTTTTTTGGGGCGCTGAATACGCAGACAACAGTTCAGGCGATGTAAAATTTGTTAGATCAATTGCGGTAAATACAGTTGCTAAAGCTCAGTTTAAAGCTTATGTTTATGATGATCCTTCTACGATCTTCAAGATACAAGCGGATCAAGCTGGCACTGCATTAACATCAGCAGATGTTGGTGCTGTAGTTCAGAACTTAACAGGTTCTGGTTCAACTGTTACATTTAAAGCAGGAAGTTCATTAGACTCTTCTACTGCAAGTAATACTCAAAATGCTACGCAACAAGCGTATCCTTTCCAGATCGTAGGATCTGCGGAAACAGATTTGAGTTACAGCGCATTAGGAACTACAATGGACGTTCTTGTTAAAATCAACACGCACTCATGGGGTCGCTACGATGGCAACTTCCCGACTGCTTAATTTAGGAGTAAAATACTATGGCTATTACTAGAGGTCAGTTACTCAAAGAATTAGTACCGGGTTTGCATGCAATTTTCGGAACGGAATATAAACGTTACGAAGATGAGGCAGCTGTACTCTTTGAGAACGAAAAATCTAACAGAGCATTTGAGGAAGAGGTTCTCTTCCCCGGCTTTGGCGAAGCTTCAGTGAAGTTTGAAGGCCAAGGTGTCGAATACGCTCAAACTGGTGAAGGTTGGGTCGCAAGATATACCAACGAAACCGTTGCTATGGCTTTCTCAATTACTGAAGAAGCTATGGAAGATAACTTGTATGACAAGCTTTCTACCAGATTAACTAAAGCACTAGCCCGTTCAATGGCTTCTGCTAAACAAACTAAAGGCGCTGCAGTGTATAATAATGCATTTAGCGGTTCTTTCTTGGGTGGTGATGGAGTTTCATTAGTGAACTCCGCTCATGTACTTCAAGATGGATCTAGCGGTACTAACACGCCTACAACTCAAGCTGAACTTTCTGAGACTTCTGTCGAACAAGGTTTAATTGACGTTGCAGGATTTACCGATGACAGAGGTATACCTATCGCAGCACAAGCTAGAACTCTACACATTCCAAGACAATTGGTATTCGTAGCGGAGAGACTAATGGCTTCTCCATACAGAGTTGGAACAGCGGACAATGATGTCAACGCGATCGTATCTAAAGGTATGATCCCGGGTGGATATCATGTGAACCACAGATTTAGCGATGCTAACAACTGGTTCATAAGAACTGACGTTCCTAACGGTATGAAGCATTTCACTAGAACTCCAATCGATACTAAGATGGAAGGTGACTTTGAAACTGGCAACGTAAGATACAAATCTCGAGAAAGATACTGCTACGGCTGGTCTGACTGGAGAGGCGTATATGGATCTAATCCATCCTAAACGTTTAAGGAGAGGGGGCTCGCACATTGTGCCCCCTTTTCAACTAACCTAGTATTAACATAGTTGTACAGACTGGCTAGGCAGACGCTATAGAGACTGTATGACAAAAGGTCTATATGACCAAAGGAGAATTTTATGGCAAGGACGACATTTAAAGGCCCAGTAAGATCCCTAAGTGGATTTATTTCAACTGGAAATGTAATGGGGCAAGCATTATCTGCAGGCACTGTTGACGGTGGAACAGATATAACAGGCATTGATTTGTATCAAGGCAGATGCATGACCATTGGCAACACTACAACTGTTTTTAATTTACCTGAAATCGTTTCAGATTCAGCTGTAAATCCAAGTACGTTAAGTACAATTGGACTGGAATATACGTTTCTATTAACAGCAAACCTTTCAGGAGAAACTTTTACTTTGAACGCTGGAACAGCGGCAGGTAGATCAACAGCGGATGTATTTCAAGGAACTGCTCAGTATGTTGATACTGGGGATAATTCTATGGAAGGATTTAATGCGGCAGGGACTGATACTTTAACTTTGGACGGTAGTACACGAGGTGGACTAGGTGGTTCAATAGTTTATTGTAGATCTGTTGGAGCTAACATTTGGCTTATCCAATGTGCTTTAAATGGTAACGGAACAATGGTTACCCCTTGGAGTTAAACAATAATTAATTACGGGGAGGCTTAGGTCTCCCCATTTTAAGGAGTTAACATGTTTCAAACAGATGCACAAGTAACCAATATAGCTACAGGCGCAACAACTACAGATGCTACCAGTGATGGTCAAGCAACTACTGCGCATCCTCAAAGATTTTTAGGTCTTAGTTTAACTGCAGGAAGTGATACAGCTACTGCCGTTGTTCAAGATGCTAACTCTGCGTCAGGTTCAGTATTAGCAAGATTATCTGCAGTAGCAAATACAACTGCTTCATTTAGCGCACCACAAAGTGGTGTAAAAGCAGCTACCAATTTATTTGTTACAGTAACAGGTACTGCTTCAAATGCTTTAGTTTATTGGAATTAAGAATGAATCAGGAAATATCTAAATACGATTTAGAAATTACTGAATTGAAAAGTGAAATAAAAATACTTAGCGAGCGTATATCCATAATCAAGGATAACCATTTAAAACATATTGAAGACAAGATAAATACGATTAATAGGGTTATGTATACAATTGGCGTAATGGTATTAGGCCAGTTGTTATGGGTGATTACACGCTCATTAATGTAAGGGGGCACAATGGCTAGTTCAGGTACACGAACATTTGCTCTATCGATTGCGGACGTTATTCAAGAAGCGTACGAACGATTGGGTGTAAGTTCTAAAGGTGGTTATGATTTAATCACGGCTAGGCGTTCGCTTAACTTGTTAATGATTAAGTGGATTAATCAAGGTGTGAATTTATTTACACTGTATGTGGAATCCACAGCGGTTAATACATTTGCAAATAATGTATATCCTACTTTTAATTTAAGTGCAGATAATTATTCGGACATTCTTACGGCATCCTGCCGTGACATTACTGCAACTCCCGATCAAGACATTAGCATGGAAAGAATCAGTTATGCGGATTGGTTAGCCATTCCTAATAAGTATTCTACAGGTACACCTTTGCAATTTGCAGTGGATAGAAATGCACAATTTGATAGTTCGGGTGTGAATAATCATACAGTTTATATTTGGCCTGGCCCTAATGTCAGTAGTAAATTTGAAATATTATATTGGGGAATTAAATATGGTGAGGATATTGGTACGAATTATGGTCAAAATGCGGCTATTCCTAAAAGAATGTTGCCAGCTTTGATAAGCGGGTTGACTGTGGAATTGGCGAATAAGCATCCCAAGTTAGTGGATATTAATAGGCGACAAGAACTTATACAGATGTATGAAAAGGAATGGGAACTGGCAAGAGAAGAAGACAGGGAACGAGCAAGTTTTTATGTACAGCCTAAGGTTCGTGGATATGCGTAATGGCAAAATATGCGAAAGGTAAGCATGCAGTTTTAATCGATGACCGTTCAGGGTTTAAGATTAAATATAAAAATGCTCGTACAGAGTGGACAGGATTTAGAGTTTACAAGGGTGACTGGGAACCTAAGCAACCTCAGTTAGACCCTCAAAATTATATTTCAGGTTCTGAGGCGAATATATTATATAAGCCAAGGCCTGATCAGGATTCAGTTCCGACAACGGTTTTTTTAGGACCATTGTATGGAAAATGGTCTGGGCAATGCGCGGCTAATTTAGGGTTAGCTGTAGCGATAACGCCAGCGGATGCGCCGTCTGGTTTTGTAGCTACATCGACATTAGGTACATTAGTACTTAGTTCGGCAGATGCACCTGATGGGTTTGAAGGAACTACAGGATTAGGCACTCTTGTTCTTAATGTTACGGAAGAAGCGGAAGGTTTTGTAGGAACTACAACATTAGGTGATGTAGTACCAGTTTTAACTGCTGTGGTCTCAATGGGTGCAATGACTAGTGGCTTTAATAGTTCAGTAGTTATAAATCTTGATGAAGAAGCAGAAGGTTTTGTAGGTACGACTACTTTAGGAACACTAACATTTAGTGCTACTGAAGTTGTTTCTGGTAGTGAGTTAGGAGCAATAACTTCTACTTTAGGTAATACTGGATTGTATGTAAATACTACAGAAATACCGCCAGGATTGGCAGGAACTGGACAGTTAGGAACTGTAACAATTTCAATCCCAGGATGGGGAACATCCCTCTGGGGTGATGGAACATGGGGCGAATAATATGGCATTAACGTATGTACAATTAAAACAGGCAATCCAGGATTGGACTGAAAATGATAGTACGGAATTTACTGCAGCTACGGGATCAGGTGTAGCTCCAATTGATGTATGCATTGCAAATGCGGAATTACGCATTACTAAGGAATTAGACCTTACAGCTTTTAGAAAAACTACTACCATAGCTAGCGGTACGGCTACTACAGGAGTGGCATTGCCTGAAGATTTAGTAGTATTGAGATTTCTTCGCATTCAAAATGGAGCTCATCTTTATGAAAAAGATGAGACTTTCATTCGGGAATATACAAATGACCCATCTACTACAGGCACTATAATTTATTACGCTTTACAGCGTCCAGGAACAACTTATACATCATCTAATAGGTATACAAATATTATCTTTGCACCGACTCCGGGGGTTGACACTACGTGCGAAATAGGGTATACTTATAGAGTAACAGGTTTATCTGCAAGTAATGCTAATACGTATCTTGGAGATAGATGTCAGGAAACTTTATTATATGCTTGCCTCATAGAAGCGGCGACATTTATGAAGGATTCTGCACAATTGCAAAACTACCAGCAATTGTATGAGCGTTCAGCTCAGACACTTGGGGTAGAGGAACAAGTAAGAATGAGGAACACTGAATTATATAAAGGTGAACTTCGAACATTAGGAAGATTAGAAGGAGATAGATAATGGCAGGTATAACATCAGCATTATGTACAAGTTTTAAAGTAGAACTTCTGGAAGGCGATCAAGATTTCACCAATGGAGCTGATGCGTATAAAGTAGCATTAATGAAAGCTAATGCAAGTATCACAGGTACTTATGATGCTACAACAAGCAACTATTCAGATGTTACAGGTAATTCAGATGAGTTAGCAGGAACAGGTGGATATAGTACGGGAGGATTTGCATTAACTAATGTCAATCCTACTTCCACAGGTACGACAGCTTTTACAGATTTTAGCGTTAACGCGTCATGGTCATCTGCAACATTTACCACACGTGGTTGTATAATATACAATACAAGTGATAGTAACTCTGCAGTATGTGTAATTAATTTTGGTGCAGACTACGCTGTATCAGGTGGTACGTTTGAAATACAATGGCCAGCGGCAGATTCAAGTAACGCTATTATAAGAATAGCATAAAGGAGTAACACATGGCTTCAACATGGTCTAACGCGGAATTGCGGTTGATGACCACAGGTGAAAATGATAACACCTGGGGCGATCAAACCAACGATAATTTAAAGCGTCTTGATGACATGGTCAATGCATATATTGGCGTAACATTATCTGGTGCAACCAAGACTTTAACTTTTACAAATGATCCAACTACTTACGCGCAAGAAGATGGACGTTGTAAGATTTTAAATTTTACTGGAACTCCAGGAGCCACATGCACAGTCACATTCCCAAACAAGTTGATGTGGTATGTTATTTTAAACAATACTGGAGACAGCAATGA